GCTTGCAGCACCCATGCCAGCACCAACAGCACCTACCTTGGCGGCAGACCGTAGTAATGTTGCACCAGCAGCTGGTGCGCCTACAACCGCTAACGGCAATGACCCTGCAATCTCAGCAGCAGTTGATGCAATTGGACTCGCGGCTTGGTAATTCTTCAGCTTTAGCCGAATGTCTCTCAAGGCGTCTTCTTTGGATTGACCCGTCAACGATCTTACATAGGCTTCAATTTCATCAGCCGTGTTGAGCGTTAACCCTTGTGCGGCCTGCCGTAGCATTTGTGAGGGTGGCTCTGCCTGGTTGGGGTCGAGAACAGTGCGGCTAAATGTTTGCTCCAAATCCACTCGCTGCAAGTGTTGGGCAATTTCTTCATCGGTGAACATCCTGCTGCCATCAGGATTTAGCATTGATCGTGCTTGCTGGACTTGCTCTGTTCTGGTTGCCATGATTATTTACCTTTGGTGGCAAGTTTGTTTTCACGAATGTACTCACGAACTAACTCTTTTGCACCAGACTCATCGCGTACATTACCAATTATTATTTGTTTGTTTCCAATATTAACGGCTACATCGCCATTGTCAAAAATTTGCGGTTTAATGGAGTTGTAGATTTCTGCTTCTTGTCGCGTAAATGCAGACGCTGCCACTGGTTGCCTAACTGCTGGCGGTGTATTTCTTGCGGGTGGCGGCCTCAAAATGGTAGCTGGTGCAACTATGCCTGCATCAATAGAGGTAGTTGCGCGAACAGGCGCTGATGTGGCTGCTGGCAACGGGGGAATAATGTCAGACAGTGATGGTGCAGCAGGCTGAGAAGTCCTTTTCGGAGATTTTGAAAAGTTGTAAAACTCATCATTAAGAACTTTGCCAAGACTTTCATCATATCTAGCAATTTCTTCTTCAGAATAATTGTCTGCACGGATTAGCTTTCGCGCATGATCAGCAAGCAATGAACTTCTCTTAGAAAACTCTTTTGCATATTTTGCCATCAAGTCGCGGCCAGGCTCAGAGTTTGACAATGATGGAAATGCTTCTAAATAAGCCTTGAACTCAATATCAGATGTTGACCCAGAACCCGGCGCCCGTATAGCCACAGCACCCCTGGTTGAAAGGGAGTTTGCCAAATCGTTTGCGGTAATTGTGTCTGACTTAAGGCCAAAACTTCTAGCCAAATCAGCAGCCACTTTAACAACAGTGCCGCCGCCCTTGCCTTTCAGCAACTTAGATATTACTTCAGCATCGGCTGCGAATCTTCGCGCAGAGGCAGCAGACTCACTAAACTCTTTTGCTCTTGGTATGTCTAATTCTCTAAGAGACAGATCATCTCGTTTGCCTTGCACGGTAAGTTTTGCAGCGCCAGCAGCAGCAGTAGTAGTCCTTTCAGCATCAATACGCTTGTTTACCACTTCAATCTGCGGCCCTGTTAATGCACTTTGTGAAACACCAGGAAACATTCCAGCTGCCACTCGTGAAAATTCACTTCCAAATGACGGTGGTGCAACAGGCTTTACTGCACCAGTAGCCACTGTTCTGACAACTCCTGTGAATGGGTCTTCTTCAATTACAGTACCACCTTCAGCAATGGTTGTACGCTTACCGCGGGTAGCTTCTTGTAATCTCAGGTAATCAGCTAACTCAGCCCGTCCAGCAGGCGTTGCCATCAATTGGCGCAAGATGTTCTGATCAATGCCAGCCGCTTGCGCTTCTTGCATATAGCTGCCACGCTCTGCATCAACCATCATTTGAGATTGCTGCCCTGGTGTCATCAGGCGCGGTATCAACTGTTGAGCAGCTTGGGTTTGTTGGCGTGATTGGACACCAGCGGCACGTTGCCGTGCAACCTCTTGACGTTGATATGCGGTGTCTGCACCAAGCATGATTTTCTGAGCCAACTCGGTGTGACCCAACTGGTAAGCACGTTGAGCAGCAGGCCCAAATGTCTCTGGGTTGTTCAAATCAATGCTGCGAATGATCTGGTCTTGCTCAGTGACCCGGCGCATCCCTGGGTCTTCCCCGCCCAGCATCCTGCCAATGCCACCACCAAGCTGTCTAGCACCAGCGTAGATGCCAGCAGTGGCGCGTTGCAATGGGTCGGCCAGGGCGTAGGCAATTGCCTCTTGCTGCAAGGCTGCATCCTTCTGCTGTTGGTAACGCTCGGGGCTGACGCCGAATAAGGATTCAACAATTTGGCTCATGGTGTGTCCTTGTTACTGAGGGCCAGAACGCCCATAGTCATAGTACGGTGGTGCATTTGATCCAGGCCCAGACTGTCGTAAGTATCTTGCCAGCGCACTGCTCAATTCTGAACTTCCGCCAAACCCCGACGCTGCGGCTCCAAACGGGCTGTAAGCATCGGCAGCGAATTGGGAATTGATGCCAGCCGCATTACTGCCACCCATGTTTGCTTTGCCCATTGCAATCATATCTTCGTATGACATTCTGCCCAATCCCTCTAAGCCTTTTGCGCTGCCCAAGGCTGCATTGAACGGCTTGTAAGCATCTGTCAAACCGCCGTAGTAGTCGCCTAGTGTGTCAGTACCTGCTCTGAACAACCCTTGCCCAAACTTGTAGCGTTCCATGCCCATTCGCTCAGAGTCCAAAGCCAATTGACGATCTTGCTGGGCTTGTGCGTTGTAGTACGCTTCCGTTTGCGGGTTGGCAGCGCGTAGCCCTTCACCACCACCTGGACGCATCCCGGTAGCGCCGACAGACAGGCCACCAGTGCCAGTGTTGAACAAGTTTTGTTGTAACTGTGCAAACGATCTCTGCCGTGATGGGTCAATCAAATCCTGCTGCTGACGCATATACTTCGCAGCGACTTCATCAGGGGATTGAGCCAGGTACTGCGCTCCCAAGTCGTACATACTTCGTGCAGCGCCCGTCAGTGGTGCGTACATCCCCGGCGCGTTCTCGATTTGCGTCAGACCACCACCAGCCTGAGTCATAAACCGATCTTGGAAGGCTTTCAGTTCTGGTGATAACTGGTAACCTGCGCTGATTACTTTCCCAGTTGTCGGGTCAATTTGCGAGGTTGATGTTCCAAACCTGTTGGTCATCCCGATGGGGCTAAACCGTTGATCAATAGCGTTTTGGCGCAAAGCCTCTGCGCGTTTGCGTTCAGCATCAGCAGCAGCATTTCCTCCAAGGATATTGCCAAACAGGGATAACCCACCGCCAATTGCAGCTGCGTAAATAGGCATGATCAAACTCCAATCAAAACATCATCCACTTTAGACGGGTCTTTCTCGTCAGTCGCGTGGATGCAAAACCAAACACAATCAGTAATTGCCTTGACGCCATGCGTCAGTCCTGCCTTGATTTCGATGCAAGCAGGCGCGTTCACAATCTCAATCTCTTGGCCCTTCAGGATAGCAACCTGGCCCTGCGCCAACACACTCAGGTGACTGAAGTTGTGAGTGTGCTTCAAAATAGCCATGTTTGCAGGAATACGCATCTCCTTGGCGTAAATCTTGTCGCTGAAATGGTGCGTGATCATGCAGTGCGCTTCCACATATATACAGTAATGTAGGGCTGATAGTTAGCGTTTGTTGCGCTTGCGCCTTCTGTGCTGTTTGTGCCTGCTGGCGTACCGCCAGAGACTGAGGATGTTGTTGCCGCTGCACCGCTTCCAGTTCCAAAATCATTTACAAACTCTTGGGCACTACCACCACCATCATTAGCTGTAGAGTCCCTAGAACCAATTTGATGGCTATGCGTTGCTAATGCAGTACCAGTAAATGTATGCGTATGGCTTGGTAATGTTGCGGTAGCACTACCGCCTGTTTCTTCTGCTGTATCAAATAAGACATTTGTAGAATCAAAACCTACTGGTACACGCCCAGCACCAAATGCTGTCCAAGTACCAAATCCAAGCAAAGTACCAGGATTAGTAGCGTTAGTAGCATTGATGTAGATCGACCCAACTGGATGTAATATTTGGAATGCTGCTTGCACAAAGGCAGTGGTTGCCAATGCCGTACTACTATTACCAGCACTTTGCGTTACGCCAATAGTCCCCGTTGGCAGGGTTGGAGTACCTGTAAACGTAGGGCTTGACGTATCTGCCTTGGTTGCTACTGCGATAGCAATATTGGCAAACTCGGTGTTTATCTCCGTACCTTTGACAATCTTTAGAGGATTTCCAGAAGTAAGCGCATCCTTAGTCGCAAAGTTAGTGGACTGAACGTAATTTGTCATACTTGCTTCCCATCTTTGAACTGAATCTCAATCTTCTGAATTGAAAGCGACGAACCATTGATGTCTGTCTCGTAGCCTGTCTGGACAATTTTACCTTGGCCTGATGCTGGAACTGACAGTTCTTGCAGGGCAACGCCACTGCTGTATTGGGCTACTACGGTGGCATTGGCGCCATACTCAGCAACGCCATATTCGCTAGTTCCCTGTGTTGGAATTTGAACATTGGCAGCGTTGTAGTTGGAACTGAAATCAAACCCCCACTTGATGGTGACGAATTGATTTGTGCCACCAATGACAGTCGCTTTTAATCTCTTGAGGATTGAGGTGACGTTTGCGTTTCCCAGGTCGGCATTGTTGGTGTAATACTGAAACCGATAGCTGGCAGTGTCATCTAGGTTGGTTTCATATTTGGCAATGTAGCCAGTTTTGCCAAGCAGCAAATCACCGTTGCGCCTGGACAAAAGGGCAGTTGGATTGATTGAGTCCCAGGTTGTCGCCCGGAATGAACCGTCTTGCAGTTGTGTCCTGGTATCAAAGCAAAACGCCATTGACGATGCTGGCATTGTCAGCAGGTAGAAGGCTTGCTTTTCACTGTAGACAGACTTAATGTTTGCCAGCGTTTCAGTGCTTACATAGTCAACTAAATCGTTTCTAACATTCTTGGACAGGTCGCCAAGCGGGGATGATTTCTCAGTAATCGTTCTCGCCAATGACCTGACGCCAGAGTTGGACAGAAAGAGAATGTCCTTGCCAGTGTTGGAGATGCTGTCCCGCGCTATGCAGCCTATCCCCGTCACGGTATCGCTCAGTGTCATCGTGGACGGTGTAGTGGCATTGGCGTAGATCAATATCTGACGTTTGCCAAAGATGATCAGGAACCCATTGTGAGCCGCCAGCCCGGTGATCTCGTCGCTGCCGTTAGGCCATACCCGATTGACATCGAGAGAACCTGCTGTGCCAGTTGACCAGATATGACCTGCAATCAGGTCTGAAAAGAAGACAGTGGTTTTGTCGGTTGATGTGCTTGCCGCCCACAGTCGGCCATAAGCACTTATACAAATGTCAGCATCTGGCACTGTTGCGACATAGCCAGTTTTCTCGGTGACTCTGCGAAAGGTTGAGGTGCTGACCGCCGGGTCATAAATCAAAGCGTTGTAGGTGGTCTGAAAGAAATAGGTAATGCTGTTGAGGCTGGCGCAGTGCCAGTTGTTGGCTGTGATTGTTGGTGCAGTGCCGCCACCGCCATAGGTCAACTCGGTGACTACGTTTGAGCCATCCAGCTTGAAGAGCTTGTTGTTGCCGCTAAACAGGATTGTCAGAGTGCCATCAGACTGCACCAGCTCGTGGATCACACCAACATTGTTTGCGCCTAAAGTGCCTACTGCTGCATTAACTCGTGACCAACCTTGCCGTGAGCCAATACGCCCGTACTGGTCAATAACAGCATTGGTTGCCACTAGAGCAAACCCCTGGTTCAAATCCAGTGGCGAGTCCTGCGTGTTCAGCCCAAAGAAGCCCGGCGCCGAGATGCTAGCAATTTGCAGGGGTTCGCTCATATTGCGACGAACTCTTGATTCTCGGGATAGCGTGTGCCTTCCAGAGCAATGTAGTCTGAGAGCATCGTTCGATAGAGTTGGTATGCCTCACTGCTGTTGATGCCGCCATCCTCACCACGCTCTGCCAAGGCCCGTGCATAGGCGTTCTGAGCCACCAGCACATCAGGCACTAGCACCGCTGTCCCATCAGCAGCCAGGGTTGCCTGCGGAACCGTCAGGGAGAACCGTAGCGAGTAAACAGCATCAGGCCGGGGGTACAGGGTTACCTTGGTGTCCCCGCTGGCGTCAACCCCTTCAAAGGCGTACATGGATGGGATAGTGGCTGCTGGAATGATCGCAAAGTTTTGGTAGCGGTTCATCTCCACGAAAGAGATGTTTGTCAGACCGATGTTGGCTGTGCTGTTGATGGCGTCCTGGACTTGGAATTTCTGACCTGCACCTGTCAATGAGTATTGGTAGGTTGCCGCCACAGTGGTGATGGTTATATCAGTGCTCAAGATGTTCCAACTGAACGCATCTTCCACCTGGCGCTTGGCATCATTGACGAATTTGCCAATCAGCGTTGAGTAGCCTGTCTCGGCATTGGTGGAGACTTGCGTTTCACGCAGGCGAATCAAAACATCGTTGATCAGTTCGAGGAATGTCATCTGGTCAACCCTTCTTCTTCAAATGTTGCTATAAAACTGAATGAACTTGCAGACTGAGTAGTTATTTTGATTTTGTCGCCTTCTTCTAAAACAATATAGGCATTGCCATCAAACTGCAAATAGGTTTTTGTTGAAAAATCGTATTGAGTCAATATATCAAGAGTGGTATTAGCACTTGCGTCAAACCATTGAACAGTTATATGCTTGGTAGAGCCACCTGTATTGTGTATATACATTACAGTAAATTTAGCGTAATAACCCTTTGGGCAGGTATAGACTGTAGTATCTACTGCCGCTGTGGGACTAACGCCAACCGACAATGCTCTCATTTTTTGGCCTTTTTAGCCTCAGACAATGCAATAGCAACAGCTTGTTTTTGAGAAGTAACAACCTGGCCTTTTTTGCTGCCCGAATGCAGCTTACCACTGCCAAACTCAGTCATCACTTTAGCAATCTTCTTTTCAGCCTTGGTTTTCATTTCTTGCGCGTCATCATGTTGGTTGCGGTACGCTGGCCCCTAACAGGCAATTTGGGCTTGCCAACCGCCACCATAATGGTGACAGGGGCGTCTTTTTTATTTTTTGGTGCTTTAGGCATTTTGGATGCTTTAGATTTACCGTACATCATGGTTTTTCCTTGGTTATTGGCCCACCAGATTTCCAGGCATCACAAGTACGGGCCGCTGCACAAGTGAATTGAAATAAATCGCAATATCCTAGATTTGCCGCTTTGACAAAGTTTTTATCATAGGACAATTCATTCTTAACTTCGTCTTTTTCCAGACCTCCGATGATGCACTCCATCATTTTTGGAGTCTGAATAAACGCCGCACAATTTCCGCAACGCATACCCTTGATTGTGTCGGTCGGTGAATTGTACATTTTGGCCTTCTTCAACCAAAACGCATCATTTGTTTCATCAGGATTAGGTGGCCCATAACCAAATTTGGCAAAGGCGTTGTTCCTGTTTTTCAGGTTGATTGCAACGTCTTGAGTCGCAACTGGGCAAGATAAGCTAGTTGAGAGCATTGGGCATCACCTTACGGGGTCTTCCCATTGGACGTTTAACAGGCTCTGGATGGGCCTCTGCTGGCTTTTCTTCCACCAGTCGATACTCAGGGTGCGCCATCATCGTTTTGATGTCGTAGGGCTGCGTAAAGGTCACAAAGTTTTTGCTTTGCAAGCATTGGAAAGTAGCCATATTTACCCTTAGATGGGGCGGTTTTTAGCCGCCCCGGAACTTACACCATGCGAGCAACAACACAACGCACGGTAGTGCTTGCCAAGTCCACAGTTGCACCAGATTCGTTTTGGAAACGAATTGATACAGCATCAGCGGCAGACACATAAGGGTCAACGCTCAATCCAGCCAGATCAACGCCCATTGACATACCCAGCACAACGTCGCCCAGCTTGACGCCTGGCACAGCAATCGTGTTGGTTTCGCCAGCCCCGTCTACCAAAGACGATGCGTTGAGCGTAGCAACGACAGAAAAAGTATCCGAAAACAAGCCTCGGAATTGATCAGTTCCGCGACGCGAAACTACAGCGGTAGCAGCAGCCATTTTGATTCTCCTTTGAGTTTAGACGCCCCTAGCCGTTAGGCCGGGGCAATCACATTAGGCCGGGACAATCAAGGCAAAGGCCGATGCCGACAGTGCAGCACCCGTCGATGCAGCAGCACGGAGGTTGGCAACACCATACAGCGTGTCAGCGGTGTACAGGGTAGCAAGATACTCTTGCTTGTACTGCACTTGCGAACGCACTGCGACTTGCTCCACCAGCACCATTGCATCACGGTGACCCATCAAACACACTCGGGCAGCGTTACTACCACTGGTGGTATCGCAGTTGCTGGAGGTGTAGACCGGGATACCGTAGAGTTGCCCGATTTCGCCGTTGCGAATCGCATTGCCGTTGCCCACAAATGCCTGCTCGGTGTAACGCGAGAGGCCCATCAGCGTGTTACGGCTGGAGGGTGGGATAAGGAAGAAGCGATTGTCCATCGGCGTGTCGTTGTCGTCCAGGCGCTGAATGGTCCGGCGAATGGCAACGTCAGTCAATGCAGTCTCGTTGTTGCTGGCAGCAACATAGGCACTAGTGCCATCGCCGCCAATGAACGAACCAGTTGCATAGGTCGAGTTGCCAGCACCACCGTTGAAGCTGCGACCCAACTGCACCAAATCGGTATCCACTTGCTTGGCAAGTGCATAACCCGCATCGCTGGTGTAGAAGTTACGCAGGCTGTTCAGTGCTTGTGCCTCAACAATGTCTTCGATCAAGCGGCTGTACTCATAGTGCTTGTTGATACTGATCGTGACTTCAGTCTCAGTTGCAGCAATCAGAGTGACGGCAGTTGATGCAGCCTTGGCAGACGCAGAACCGCGAGTCGGGGCAGGAACGTGAACAACGTCACCTTTCTTGCCTTTGAAACTCATCTTCATCACGGCATTGGCAAGAACCAAGTTCTTCTTGTACGCCGCAACAATTTCGTCTGACCAAATATCGGGGATAAATGTAGCCGCCGTAGTGACGGTTACCGCAGGGGTGGGAAATGCCATGATAAAACTCCAAAAAAAAGGTTATTTCACTCGCCCATCAGCATATGCCGCCATGATTTCATCACTCAAGGCATCGTACCGATTGGGATCAGTCATCTTCAATCGAATGAGGTCTGCCCGTCGGTAAACTCTTTTTCCGCTTTCGCCAGTGCCGCCAGTGTCAACGGTTGCTGCTTTCAGTGCCTGGCTCCTGACTTGTCGGCTTGACTCATCAGTTTGCTTGGCCCTGACGCCTTTCAATTGCTTGAAGGTGGTCAACAACTCATTGGCACTGTCAAAATCAAACTCACCATCAGCTTTAGCGTACAGCCCCAGGCGGACTGGTGATTGCTTCACCCAATCCACAAACCCCTGGTCATTTGCCACCTGGACAAAATCAGGGTGTTCTTGCGTTAGCTTCTGCTGCATCTGCATCTTGTTGAAGTCAACGGCTGCTTGCCGTGCTTTGACAACATCAGGATGCCTGTCAATGGTGTTTTGGACTGCCTTTTGCGGGTTTTCAAAAAAGTCAACTTCTGGTTCATCCTCAACAGGTAGTTGCTTTGGAGTGAGGTTTTGCTTAATCAGTTCGTCTGCAAGTTTTCTGACTTCGCCAACTTCTTGTGCCTGCTTGCCAATATACCTTTCAGCTTCTTGGTGCATTCGCACAACTTCTTCTAGAGACTTTGACCGATATTTCTCGGGAATCTCATTGGCTTTGCCTTCTTCAACTTCCAGTTCGCCTAGCGTCTCATTCTCTTGGTCAACTAACATAATATTTTTCCTGCCGTTTAAGGTTGTAGGACTAGCGCGGCATTGCTGCTTATGCGCTGGCTTTTCGCTCTGATTTCAGCTTATCAAAGTGGCTCTTTTCAAACTTACCGTGCGCTGACGGGAATGAACCTGACCACCCTTCTAACCGAAATGCTGGCGCTTGCAAAGCACGGTGAGCTTGCCCACCACACTCGCACTGAACGGTTTTTAGCTCATAACTGACAAACCGATCAATCTGGTGTCCGTTTTCACAGACAAATCCGTAAATTCTGTTCATTACAACAAATCCTCGTAAGCTCTTTCACTAACTTGCTTCAGATTTTTTATCCAAATCAGGATAGACAACTCGCCTTTTTTGAATTGTAAATCTTTTTCATCTTGGACATTACTCAAATTGTTGATGGATGTGATCACGTTGTCAACATCCTCCATCAAGTCAGCCCAACCAGGCTTGGAGAAAAGATCAAACCTATCATCATAGTATTTCTGCAATTCTGGAGTCATCTGTCACTCACAATAGTCAAAGTTAAATACGCTACTAGCCCAACAACAAACGCCACCAGCGCGGCCCACAGCCCAATGTTGATAATGTCGCTGATCTCCTCTGCTCTTATCGCTTTGGCTTGTGCTGCTTTAGCCTCTGCCGTTTTCCGTTCTGTCACCATCCGGTTGCGCTCTAGCATCAAGGCATTCCATACATCATCATTACCACTCCAAATCAACATCTGTTTCAATTCTTCCTCTGCGTCTTGAAGCTGCTTGAGTTGCATTACCGTTTCAAATGCCATTGCCGTGTCGCTCTTGCCAAACCCCTTGGGCTTCTTCTTGACCGCTTCCTTTGCAACAACATCTTTTGCTTCAAAAAACTTCATCAAGTCGCCTGATATAGCGTTGATGTCCTTGCCCATCTTGATCGCGGCCTGTACCCCTTTGATTGCTCCCTGGGCTACAGCAAAGGCGGTAAACGGATCAATCATTTGTCCCTTTTATTCCACATCTCGAATAGCGTTTTGATCTTTTCCTCTAACACGGCTACGCGAAGGTCCAACTTTGCCAAAACAATAATCAAAGTGATCAGCGCCAGCAATATCGGCCAGGACTTTGCGAGGACGTCAAAGAAGTCCATTCACTTGCTGCCACGTTCAATCAACCTGTCCAGTTTGGCATCCATGCGCTCCAGCTGCGCCCTTTGTAGAATTGTTGCATCACGCTGGGCCAGCAGTTGAGTCTCAACAATAGTCAACCGTTGCTCAATCTGATTGACGTATGCCAGCACTGCACCAACCAGCAAGATAGTGCTAATAATGTGCGTTAACTGGATCTCTTTTTTAAGATGCCAGCGTTCTACTCGGCGTTCAGGCTCAGTCATGTCAGTATCCTGATTTTGTTCGTGCTTCAATTTCGTATGGGCTTTTGAGGTATCCATATCGCAGCAGGTAGTACAGTATCTTGATCGTCCACTTGATAGCCCCGTCCCGTTCGATCTGCTCACAATGCACCGCTTCATGCGCTGCCAGCGGCAGGTTGCCCTGCTCACCGGGGCGGCAGTAAACCGTCTTCCACGGCATGGTGATTGCCAGCGAGTTGGTCGCTTTTAGGAACCACAGAATGGGTTTAGGTGCTGGCTTCATTAGGTGGGTTCGGGTCATACGGCTGTGGCGACGGTTGGCTCCAAGCGTAGGTGGCAATGTTAAAATAGTACGCCTCATCCAGCACTGTGGCTGCTTGTGGGTCGTTAGGCACAAGAGTTGTGCGCTCTTGCGAACGCCAATGCACCCATTGGGCTGGATGTCAAATTGAGAGATGTAAACAATTTCGGTGTATGTAGACATGATTTTCCTTTAGTTAAGTGTCCGACTGCATAATCCAATGCAGTTAATTAGACCCGATAGGTAATGGTGAATCCTATGGTTGCCGATCCAGATATTGCTTGCGCTGAATAAATGGACGTAAGATTACCAATAGATATATGTGCTACGGAATTCATTGAAGTCCAAAATCCAGTTGCCGACCCTTCCGCGCCAATGTCACTTGACATGGGAATAGGTAAATTGCTACAGATAAAGCCAACTGCTGCAACGGCTATAGATGTTCCACCCGTTACGTCCCCCCATACGGTTACAACATTTCCAATTTTTGTATATCTGCCAACGCTGCTAAACGCGCCCACTACAGTTAACCCAGACCCTTGATTCGGCGTCCAAGTCCCCTCCTCATAATCATCCAGCGTGTTGGCGTTGGACGATACGGATTGCGTTGCGGGGAAGGTTATACCGGAACCAGAGGTAGATGGGGTTGCACCACCGACGCCCAAGGTTGTGCCGACTTGCCCTGTTGTTGTCGCACTCAGCGCCCCGGTGACCGACGCACTGTTGGCACTTAAAGAAAGGGTAGTAGTGCCTGATGGGGTGAACACTATTGAAGTGCCAAAGGTTGCCAAAACAGCGTTGCCTGCGCCCGAATAAATTTCTACTGTGTCGCCTAGTATGCGAAGATTTTTGACAAGCGATTCTGCTATATCAATAGCCGCAACATATACTCGGGTAGCGTCTTGAGTGACGCGCAATTGTCTATCGTTTGCCACACTACTCGCAAGGTATGCCGTTCCCGTTGCACTCAGCGTCCCGTCGACTGTTGTTGCTCCTGTCACGCCAAGGGTTCCACCTACAGTCATAGCCCCATAAGTTGCAACAATGCCAGCACTATTAATCTCAAAGCGAACTGTATTGTTTGTTGCAAATTGCAATGCCCTAGCTGAATCTGTACCTAAAATACTTGCATAGTTTGAGGCTCCTGTAAATGTTGAAGCTGTTGAGCCTTCATTTCCTAATATAGTTTTTCCAGCAGTGTTTTTTATAACAAACAAAGCAGCATTTGTACCTGTTGTTGACTCAATCCTTGCCAGCACCGATCCGTTTTGCACATCTAAAGAGTAACCAGAAGAAATAGTGGGTGTTCCAATACCCATAGCTCCCACACCAACCATGTTGCCAGTGGTATCGGCAATGGTCACTACACTGTTTTGTACCAGCTTGCCAGTGGTTCCATCAAACCGCACAATGGCGTTGTCTGTTGAAGCGGTTGGCCCCATAACATCGCCACTGCTGCCAGCACTGCCGCCGCCTTGTCTCAACTCAACAAGCTGTCGCTCCAATTCGGGCGGTACGATTTCGCCCACATTGATTTGCTGACCAGAGGACAGGCTGATTACTAAGCTACCATCAAAGTCGATATTGGCATTGGTGACGGATACACCATCTAGGCCATCTTCTCCGTCTTTGCCGGGTGTGCCTGGTGGGCCTTGTTTGCCGTTGATGCCATCACGCCCTGGTTTGCCATCACGACCATTGCGGCCATCAGTGCCGTTTAGACCATCTCGGCCATCGTTGATCGATGTAATGCGTTTTTCAAGTACGTCGGTTACGTTGTCATATCGTTTTTGCAGCTCAGTCTCAATCTGCCTAAACGCCTGGACAACTTTCTGAACATTGCCTGCTACTTTGCGTTGTTGCATCTTGTCAACGCTAAAAACAAAATCATCAACTTCGCTCAAGATGTTGTCAGCCACATCGTCAAGATTGGTACTCTTAAAAATTTTATCGATTGCCATAATTTAACTCCGTTGCTAGTTTTTCAAGAAACTGGTTTTCCATCTCTACAACATTGCTCTGTGCATTGTTCATTTGCAGTTCAACAATCTTGCTCTTGTTCTTCATGTCGGCTTCTTTGAGCATCAGTTCAGCAATCTTGACGCGCTTGTCAAACTCACGGGCATTTGCTGAGTCTTCGTTGGGCAGGTTTTTGGTTAGGCTGGCGCTCATCTTGGCTTGCACTTCGGCAGGCATCAACTGTGCCTCGGTCATCAGCTTCTGAGCCTCTGCCCTGTTCTGCTCTGCCTGGGTGGTGTTCACCGCAATCTGAGCCTGTGCTGCTTGCATTGCCAACTGCTCTTGCATCATGGCCTTCTGCTGTGCGTTTGGATCAGGTTGGCTCATCTGGTCAAGTGCCGCCATCAGTTCAAACCTGTTGGTCAGACTGGAGTTATTGAGGATTCCTTTGAGTATCAAAGGTAGGACAGGCGTATTTGGCCCCAGGGTCTGCAATAGACCAATGAACTGCTGTTGCTCATGCTCCCGCGCAATGATGCCAAGGGTTGCCGTTGGGATGAACTTCATGTCCACGCTGGGGTAGCGCTCTGGGTCAAACTGCATATACCGATACGCCGCTTTTTGGATGAACGGTATCAGGAAGTCTTCTTGGAAGTTCACCAGGGTGCGCTTGTACTTCTTGATGATGGTGGCAACCGCCATGTTCATGCCGCCGCCATCACGGGCCTGCTGGCTTACCATGCCCTGAGAGTCCAATGTGCCTGTGCTTTGCAGCAGCATTCGCTCAAACTCTTTTGCCGTATTCAGGTTGTTCAGGCTAGTCTCGCCAAACTTGAACGGGAACAGGATCTCACTGGGGTTGCCGTTGACCAGTAGAGCCTTGCCGGGTTTCACTTCAAACTTGGCGCCCCGCGGGAGTCTGGTGGCATCCATTGCCATCATGGGGCTGGTGGTCAGTGCCAAGCTGTCCAGGTGTGACCTAACCTGTGCGTCAATAGCTTTCTGCATATTGAACGCTTTCTCCACTGTCCCGCGCCCCAGCAAGCGGTTTGGCACGGTATCGTCTTGATAGCTGATGACAGGGCGATCCTTCATCATGTATGGGCTGGCCTCGGCCTTGAGCAGCATCCCATCATTGGCAATTACGACAATGGCCTCAACCATGTTGCTGTACTCGTCGGCTGCTGACTGCTCGGGGAACAGATCGACGATTTCCTCGTCCTTCTTGTCCAGCAGTTCACGGGGAACCAGACCGTAGTAGGTCAGCAGCAGCACCTTCTCGTCTTGGTACTGGCTAATTTCCTGAGTTGGCTCCAGGTCGGTGTCCTCGTAGGTCGGGGTGATGTTCACCTTGCGGTAGATACCCTTCTCGATGCCCTCCACCACCTTGTGAATGGAGATGTACTTCTCGATTGCCACGCCCATGCAGTCATCAATGCTCGTGCCGTTGGGGTCAAACAAGAAATTCTTGGGGTTTATCGGCACAATCTTGACTGCTGTGCGCTCACCCTCCATCACACCAATGGCAGCGGCTGTTTGCCCTGGAATTGGCTGAGTAGCAGCAATAAATGTCTTCTCTTGTTTGACGATGATCTCGCCAATGCCAGTACCGTAGATTTCCGCCATCAACTCAATCTGGTCAATGGATTTCCTGATCTTGTCGAGCTTGAAATCCTCCATCAGTTGCGCTTTGAGCATTGCAACGTCCAGAGGATTATTGTTTACGTCCCGCAAATCGTCGGTGATGTCAAAAAACTCGCCCTGACCAAAGATGGCCTCCATGATCTCAGCGTGTCGAGTCTCTACGGCTTGCTGGGTGGCGGGGGTGACGATGCGGCTGCGCTCAGATTCGCGGGTTTTGTCCTCTGCCGCCCACTGTCCTCGGAAAATACGCTCGTATTCCAGGTAACTCTCAAGGAAGTTAGCGTTTCGGTAGTCGCGCCAGCGGTCGCAGTGTTCAGTAACAAACGAAGTCAGGTCTTTGTCCTCTTGCGAGGGTTCATCAAACTCGTTTTGGTCTAGTTTTGCCATAGTTCACCTTATTGGATCAGCAAACGGGTCGGAATACATAGGGTTTGCCATGTATTGTCGCACGGCATCAGGCATTTCATTATCTTGCGTCCCGGCCCCCAGGCCAATGCCACCAATCGGTGCAGCGGTGAACAGCGGCTGGCCTTTCTTTACACCGCCACGCATCTCTGGGCTAATGTCAATGTAGCGAACTGTTGCCTTTGTATCTGGTGTTTGGTAGTAACTTGTGCCAGATTTTTCAATTGTTCCTTTTTTGCCAATCGTTGTCTCACCTGTCTTGGCGTTGTACTTCTTGCCTTGCTTTTCAAAGAACGCTGGGTAAATCTCATCGTAATATTTCTTCATGCCTTCGCCGCCGACATCAAGATTTTGTCCTGTAAGAGATTGAAGCGTTCCCTGCTTTGGTTGCTCCAACAGTTTTTTGGCTGGCTCTTTACCAATCAGTCCAGCTATATCTTCTGGTTTTACACCTGTTCTTGAAATCACTTCATTACCATCAAGATCGTATGCTTTGAAGTTTGTCCCGCTGTAATGCACTTCGCTAATTTGTTTTGAAAGTTTATAACGCTCTGCTTGTTGACTACCCGTTGTCAAACCAACTCGGTCATATCCATTGTCAGCAGCGTACTTCAGCGCCCGTTTCAGCGCCAGTTGATGCCAGGTGCCTTTGAAGGGTGCGTCTGGTACGCCTTCTTTGGTGCTTATCCAAGCTGATTGCAACTGATCGTATTTGGCAACTTCCTCGGGCTTCATGCCCTTCATGGTTGCGTACATTGAAAGGTTTTGCTCTGGGTTTAAATTGTATTTATTAGCAAGTTCATTTGAATAATCAGTAAATGCTTGTTTTGCTTTCACTGAATTTGCTGATTGATACCCCTTCTCTCTACCAGCCTGATGCCAATCGGATTGCACTTCCTCAATCAATAGCATCTTCTTGCCATCAGCATCAATGCGGTCATTGACCCTCATGTGCGCCAGGATGTTGGGTTCTTTGAAATGGGATGATGTGTAAACTCCTTCGTAATTTTGTTGCGCTCGTCCTCTCGCCATTCCTTGCACTTGTGTTTGTTGACTTGGTGTCAGGTCGGCATATGCATTAGAGAATTCTTCTTTGGCAATCTTGTTATATGTTGCACGTGCATCCACTGGCAACGTCAGCAATATCTCACGGTAGTTCTCACCGCCAGGTAGTTGGTAACTCTCGTATTTGGTAGGTGCTGGCTTAAATGATGGCATTACATAAGCCGCATCAGCATCTATATCTCGTTGACGTTCCAAAGCACGGATTTCTTGGCTTAGTTCCTCATATCTTTGCGGTGTTAAATTTGCATAATTTGCATCTTCAGCATACAGGGCATCTAACTTTGGTTGATAACTGTTGAGTACTTCTTCTCGTTTCATAAGACCAATTGTGCTTGGGAATTTCACTTCTTTATCCCCTAACCTCACCTCTTGCACATCAACCCTATTGCCAGCAATGTAGTCTTGCACCTCTTGCCGGGTCACATTGGGCTTACCCTTCAGATACTCATCCAACCCCATCCAAGAGAGTTCATCCTTTTTAACGTCTTGCCCCTTCATCAAATCATTGAGGAACGCATCACCAGTGCCTGACTTACGGGGAAGGGCCAATGCTGCTTGCTCGGCGGCTGAGTAGAAACCAATGGGGGACACTGGTGCTTGCGGCTTGATTTGGCTACCAAGCATTCCAACTGGCTCACTTGGAACGATGTTGGGCATCAACCCCTGGCGCTGCAAGTAGCCTTCTGTCATTCGTCCCGCTATTGGGGCTAGTGTCCTAGCGCCTGCTGCCACTGCTCGTGCTGCTGGCATTGGGTTTAGCGGTACGAACGCGCCTGCTTGTCCAGCGACTTCCCCGACCCTGGCAGTTGGTCTTAATGGCAGATTCTGAAGGTAGTATTCGGAGCCATAGGGCAGCTGCGGGGCCGGTTCATATTGAGTCTCGCCAAACATCTCAGTCGGAATTGGGCTGCGGCCCATGAAGTTTAATAGGTCAGGCGCCAACCCCAGCAGTCCTGCCAAACGTCCACGCAACACATCCAACGGCACATTGGCAGACCCTTCTGGGTCTTGGAACATTCGCCTGGGCTTCATCTGTGGAAAGACGCCAAACGCTGCACCACCACCGCTAAACATTCCTGTTGCCATAGTCAAATCCCCGCAATGATGTCCATTGGTTCCCATTCCTCGGCGTCTTCTGCCTGCTCAAAGTAACTGGTCACCGCTAGTTGGTCAATATAACTCAAAGCATCAGGCCCGTCATCATGTACCCCTTGGGCTGGGAACATCAGCAGCTGGTCAGTAAACCAATCCCAATCCTCTTTGCTGTTCAGCACGATGCGACTATGCTCAAACCTGCCCTGGAGACTCCAGATAATCCGGTCAGCTTTCTTGCGGTTGCCGTGCGTCATATCCACAATGTGGCTGTAGACGTTGTTCTTTCGCATCAGGTCTGACAGGTATGGCAGTACAGCGTTCTTCAAGGCGCCACGCTCAATCCCAATGCTGACAGGACGGTAATCACGCATCTTCATCAAGATTTTAGATGCAGTCTCTCGGATGTCCCACCGACCATGCTCAATCTCTTTGACAAACCACTTCCCGTCATCAGTGACCTTCACCACCGCAATGGCAGACTCATCTAGTCTTTTCTTGGCGTTAGCGGCCTGTTTAGCCACTTCCTCGAACCCAGCCAGGTCAACCGCCACAAAGTAGCTGCCATGCTCTGGCTCCTCGCCGTACTTCAGCCACTCCTCCTTAAACACATTGGACCCGGCATTGTCAAAGCTAGCCAGGTACTCCTGCTTAAACGCAAAGCTGCTCAAGGTCTTCTTAGCGCTCTCAATCTCATCAGGGTCGATCAGAGGGTTGTCCTTAGTGGTGAAGTGCCAAGACTTCCAATCGTTGTCATCTTCCGTCTGACCCAGCTTGTACAGGTCGTAGAACCAGTTCCTGCCCTTGGGTGTACCAATGAAGATAGCTCTACCCTTCTTGTCGCTCAAGGACGCCCGTATGACCTGCTCCCAGGCTTCTGGTTTGATATCAGCAACCTCATCCAGCACGGCATAGGTCAATGACACCCCCCGCAAGGTATCCGGTCTATCAGCACCACGAACGTAAATCTTCGCCCCGTTGATCATGGTGATGTCCATATTGTTGATATGGCTGTTGCTGATAACCTCTCTCCCAAGCTCCAGCAAAACGTCCCAGATGATCTGTCTACTCTGCCCAGCAGTAGGACTAACATACAGCACAGCAGATCCAGTTGGACAGCGTAGTGCCTCAATCAACAGAGTAGTAGCAGCCAGCCTACTCTTCCCACACCGCCTGCCAGCAGCAACAACCTTGAACCTTGTCTTATCAGCAAAAACCTCTTGCTGCCACGGAAGTAGAGAAAAGTTCAAATCACTCATTGGCATCAATCGTAATAGGCGTACTGTCCCCACCAATCCCAGTGATGTTGATCGTCACCGCACTACGATGCGCCTTGTTCTGCTCAAACATCGATACAGGCAGTGTTCTGTCAATACACATCTTGATAGCCGCCATCTGACCAGGATGTTCATCATTGAGCGCAATATCAATCACCTTCTGAACAACATTCTTCCCAGATGACCGAATCATCAAATCTTTGATCTCCTTCAACCTCTGATGATCAGTAACAGGCAACACCAGCTTATCAGGCTTCTTCAGCAGGCGAAGAGATCGTTCGGGAGTAAGTTTCATATTTTCCTTTTTTTATGGGGAGGAGGGTGCAACAAAAACTCTGGCATGACCTACCCCCTCCCCCCCCTGTGCCAAAAAACAACAGGAAATCGGAGTAAGCACTAACATACCAAAAACCATAGGGTTTGCCCTGACGTTTTCCGTGTTGGCTTGATACAACCTCCATTATGTTAACAAACGGCAGCAGATTGCACGGTTGTCCACAGGCTCAATCGGGCGGATGCCTGCATTTCGTAGCCAATGTGCATAACTGTCGCTTTGCCCATGTGGATAACTCCTATCGAAGTGAGCAATCACTAACTTCCGGTCTGAATTGTGACTAAGCAGGATGGATTGTGACCAACAAGACCAATGAGGAACGAATGGTGCATTTTCCGGATACTTCGGCTTTCTAGATACTTGTCTTGTCGTGATGACTTAGCCCATATCTGCCATGCGTCTGGCGTCCTTCTCTCCACTCCATGCGTTCTTTGCATAACCTTGTTGGTTCCTTCTCTCTCTGTTCTCTCTCTCACCCTTTAGCCATTGTTCTTATTCTGTTTTAGTCTTTGGCTATTGTATTCTGATTGTTGATTGTCTTTCCCTATCGTTCTTTTCGAACTGTGTCTCCCGTCATTGGCTGTCGTGGCTCTATTTGTCATCAGGATCGTCTGGGTTGGGTTTGTTCTGTTCACCCTTATGGTGGGTTAGCCATTCGGTTAAATCGATCTCTGGGCGGTATCCTGCATTCCAGAGAACTTGGAACATTGCTATCAGGTTGTGGAATCCTTGGCTGATGTCTCCTTCTCCGGCGGCTGCCATGATCAGGTTATCTGCTTGGGCCATTGGCCTCATAAAGAATCTGCTCTTTACGCTTGCGGGTCTTGCCATTGTGGTTCTCTCATTGGACAAGCCAAGCGGGTGATATCCCCGACTTCAGCCATCTTCCGACTACTGCACCCATAAGGTCAGGCTTACATTTCCAGAGCGCCCGTATCGTTGGGCTAATCGTCACATCACCGTTCTGCTCTGTTCCTGAGATACCGCCTGCAAGTTCTCGCGCTGGCTTGTCAGTAAGCGCATCACTTCTCTCGATAGCAACCGTAACAGGGTTCATTGTTTCGCCATCAGCAATCGGTACTGGAACGCAAAAAGCCACTTTCTACTGCGCTCTGATGTTGCACCACCAGTTCCCTTTTCGGGGTAACGCATGAGAAAATGGCCTCATGATTGTCGTGTGGTGCAACACTTGACGTATTTATTATATCAAATATTTGATACCGTCCGCAATTGTGGCAATCCCAAGATTCTCTGTTTCTGGTCATTGCATACTGGGTTAATGCTGAACCGCATTGGCAGATTCTCATTATGTTTGTCCGTTTAGCAGTGCTGTCGTGCGTTCGTGGGCTTTTTGCCACATTTCCTGTCTTTGCTCTTTTGTCAGTGTGTGGCCCTGGTCTACTTCCCAATGGCATTTTTGGCATAGCGCGGCCACCAGATTGTCATCACTTTTGATTCCTCTGCCTTTTCCACCACCCCAATTGCTGTGCGCTGCCTGTACCTGTTCACCACTCCCACAGTGCTGGCAATCCAGCTGGCATACCCGTTTGAGTAGTTCCTTGTCCCTTATATAACGCCTTTTAGGAAACATCTATTCCCTTCTGTGCTGACCAGGCTAACAGGAATTCTATGAAATCGCTGCTCTCTGTTGTCGTGAACTCGTAACTTTGCAGGCCCAACTGGACAATTCTCTCACCATCCAGGCTTGGGCAGACTTTGCCGATCTTTCGGTTGGTGTCATTTGCCCATTGATCAATCAACAGTCGTTTCCAGTCATCTGCTGTCCAGGTGCTGCCTGCCGACTTCATCTGTTTGCTGATCTTGGTAATGATTCCGTGAAACATCGCATTCTGTTCCACACTGCGTTTGCTCTGCTTTATCTCAATCGTCATCCGGTGGCCTGCCATCAGCATTGATTTCAGCATCGGCCAAACAACGGTCATCATTTCTTTGTGCGCCTGGACGGGTTCCCATACTGTGACTTTCATTCTTTTTCCCACCTAAATTTTGATTGACCTACAACTTCCTGCCACTCTCTGCCGGGTCGGTTCTGCCATCCTTGATCAGTTCTACCTTTTAGTTCTGCAATAACTTTCCACCCTGCGCCTTTTAATGACGCGCCAGATTCTGATTGCAAAGTGTAAGTAACCATTTTTTGCCAACCCAATTCTTTAGCAGCGTTCCAACATCTTGCGTACAAGAAAGAACAGCAGCCCTTTGGCGCATCGTCAACCACACAACATCGTATTACTTCAACAGTTTGTCCGTCATCCAATGACCTAGACACGGGCCTTGAAACAATTGCAACACCTTTGCATTGCTCACCATCAGAAACCCCAACAGCAAAAAGTCCTCCAACTGGCGGCTTGTTGTGCCTATGAAAATTTCGGACAAACTCAATTGCTTCTGTAAGTTTTACAGGAATTGCAATAAGTTTCATTCTTTTTCTTTTACCAAAATGTCAACACCAGCAGTCTCGGCATACACCTTTGTTGTGTGAATCTCCACCACTTGCGAGTCATCACCGTAAACAATGCCATTCATTGCATCCATGAAAGATTTCACAACATTGTCCAGGTCTGGCTTCTTGCAAGGCCATTCAGAGCCACTTAAACACGCCTCTGCTCGCTTTTTGGGGTATGACTTAGGCACTGGTAGCCTGACGTAAATAAAAGCCTCTAGCGCCGTTTTAAGCGGTTCACTGCTTCCCATTGCTTGCAATGCGTAAAACCTGATCTGGTCTTCATAGCTGCTGGTTTTGGCATCGGTGTAAGTTGCGACAAAGTTTCCTCGTCGAGCAAACCGCGGTCGTCCTTTGCCGTGAGGTTGTCCAGGCACTGTGAACATGATTTGCATCATTTGATTTGCCTAATTCGTTCGATGATCATTGATCGCAATCCCGGAAAATCTTGTTCCAATTCCCGAAAACGTTGAAGTAAGTACTCTCGGCGTCCATCCTTCAGGGCTTGATCTCCACCAGCCAGTGCCATCAGTGCATATGTCTGGATCAATGTCTCCAGTGAGTTCCAGGGCTGCGGTAATATCGGCTTCGGTGTGGTCATGGCCTGCTCTGGTTTCGTCTAGCAGCTTGTGGGCTTGAAAGTAGTTCATGCTATTCCTTTTGTAGCTATAACGTCAATGTTTATAAGGGCTAGAGGCATATTTCACCATTATTTACTGAGAAGCTCCCATGCTGTTGCGGCACAGAGTGGGACTTGTCCATTGCCAATGGCTTTAAGTCTGTCCACCCTAGCGGCCACCCCATTAGCCACTCTACCCACGTTGGGTTCAGTTGCCCACCACCAGAGATTGCTGCCGTAAGTTCTTGTAAATTCGGACTGAAACCTCTTGCTGCTGTCTTGCTCATTGCATCCGCGCTTGTTGCTCCTTTGTGATCTGCTGATCGAGGAGTCGGCCAATGCACTTGCGTTCCTAAATTCGGTGACTTCCTGTTCCCTTGGCTGGCTCCGCTGTCCTTCCAATCCCTCGCATTCGGGCTGGGCCATAGTTGGGTTGCTTGGTGCAGCGATAAGCCCCGTTTCCCGCTTGCTATGCAACCCTTCCCACCCGCCTGTTCCGAGTCCTGCACTGTCGGTGTCGGCCATTTGTCTGGCGTGTTGACCATCTGTGGCAGGCTTTGACCCGTCATCTTGTCTGTAATCGTCCCGGCCCTCTGACCGTCTGATGCTGCTGGCGTTGCCCAATAACTGCGCGGTGGCCTGCCGTTGCTGCGTAGATGGTTGACTTTTGTGTTGCTTGCCAATGGCGTTGGCAACAATCCAGATGCGGTTGCGTTGGTGGTTTGCGCCAATGTCTGCTGCTCCCAGCACTCCCCACCGCGCATCAAACCCCATTGCGGCCAAGTCTCCAAGAACGGTTCCAAGTCCCCGAGAAGTGAGCATTGGTGAGTTTTCCACAAACGCAAATCTGGGCTGTACTTCGTGAATGATGCGTGCCATTTCTCGCCACATTCCGCTGCGCTCTCCGTCAATGCCTGTTCCTTTTCCTGCGGCTGATATGTCTTGGCATGGAAACCCGCCCGATACAACGTCAACAATTCCTCGCCACGGCTTGCCGTCAAAGGTTTGTACGTCATCCCAAATCGGGAAAGGCGGGAGAAGGCCGTCATTTTGTCTGGCGCACAGTACGCTTGCTGGGTAGGGTTCCCATTCAACAGCGCAGACTGTTCGCCATCCAAGGAGGTGTCCACCAAGTATTCCTCCGCCAGCACCCGCGAAAAGAGCCAGCTCATTCACCATTCCTCCTTCTGTTGGTCAGGTTGTTTGTACCAATCAGCCACAGGCTTACTCAGCTTCTGGCGATCTGCCCATTGCTTGTAGCTCATCGTGCTTTCGTTCTTTGGCTTCGCTGCGCCCCATTGGTGGAAAGAGCACTTAGGCATCTGCCCGTCCATGCGTACAGACCACAGGTTGCCGCATCCGTTGACGCTGCACAGCAGGCTTGGGCCGTCATCACGGTTCTTTGATTCTGGTGGTGCAAAACTCATTTTGTGTACTTCCCATCTATGATTTTTTGAAAGTTGGTGGCATTCATTACCCATTCCAGATCAGGCCGCCACGTTCTGCCTGCTGTCTCAAAACCGTTTGACAAGCTGGTGTCTCGGGCAATGTAGTTAAAAAAACTGTCCCACCACTTGATGCCTGCGGCTTCTGTCTGGTAACCGTCAGGGCTGTATGCGCTTGGCTTGCTGGCCTGGTTCCATCGTTGCTTGGTGTTTGCTCGGCGTGATCCTTCCCAGCTTCGCGGCTGCGCCAGGTGCGGTAAGTGCTTTGCCCAAAGTTTCAAAATTTCCTCTTGCGGACAGGCCATCAGCTTTGCTGTGGACAAAGTAGCTTTAGCTACTGGTATTAATAATGGTTCATGGTTAATGGTTACTGGTTCATGGTTGCTATTAGGGGGTGTTAAGGGTGGCACGGGGGGGGCTATAGGGGGGCTAACCCCTCCCTTCTTCCATCGCTTGTCAGCACCTCGTTTTCCAGCCTCTGCCATCAAGCAATAGGCGGCTATTTCTTTGTCTGCTCTCGGATTGATGAACCCATCTTCCGTGCTGACAAAGAACTCATTGAGAACGGTAAGAACGTCCTGCTCCTGATCGCGCATCCCAATCTGACGGGCAATATCGCGTTGCTTTATCGGCGCCTGGTGCAGATAGTAGTGATCAAGAAGTCGCCTGAAGGCCAGGTCTTCCATCAGCGTCAAGTGATGGGTGTGGGACTTGTAGTCCCCGATGTGGAAACTGTAGTAGTGCATTGACAACCTTACGTTCTAGGTCAGTCGTTACTAAGGGTGGGTCTGGCAGGACGGTAACGAATCGCCTTTTCCCCCGCTAA